GTTTCTTCTATCGTTGCAATTTTTTTACTATCGACAGATAGACCACCATTAGAGTTAATTAAAACACCTTTGATTATGTTGGATATTTTTTGGCCCACAACCGATTTACTTATCTTGATTTGTTCTGATAACATCAATTCTTCTGAGCAGAAGTACATCTTATAACTTTCTGTGTTCATATTACCAGAAGGTTTTCTATTCTCAACTTTATATACCCTCATGGTTTGTTTGATATTATTAGGGGCACCTTTTATTTTACCAAAATTTAATTCTAAAAATTGATTACCTGTTAATTGTAATAATTCGATAAATCCTTGACCATCTTGTACAGTAAGATATCCAGAAACAGAAAAACTGTAAATATCTTCATAATAACACAATTCAACCAACAACTTTCTCAAATCAAATTTCTGGCCGCTGGCCGTTAAAAAATTGATTGTATCAAGTGAATAATCTTGAGTATAAAATACTCCAGGATTTTCGTTAGTGGTTGAATCAGGTTGTTCAATTTTTGCCATAAATTATACCATTAGTTCTTGAAACTGTGCTTCCAATTGATCTACATAATTTGCATTTAATATTTTTATTGTTCTTTTGGACTCATTTAAACGCACCTCATAATCATAATAAGTCACTATTGATTTAGTAATGGTAATTGTTAAATTACCTGTGACTAATTGATATGTGGTTACACTAGGATTTAAAGTATTATAGGTGTTTTCATCTATAATAATATTGTTAACCGTTGTTGTTTGTGTGGTTGCGTCATATTGAGTAATAGTTTTTTCATATTGATATGCTGTATTGTACGGATTAAAATTTTGATATTTGTTAGCAATATATGAATCGAATGAATTCGAATTAAGTGGCCAATCCCATTGTGGATCAGTTATTTGATTTGCAAACAAAACAATCCAATATCGATAAGAGTTACCGTAATATTTGTATGCAACAATTTCTGGAGTATCTCCGTCTTGTATATCATAATCATAGTACAATAATGGGTTTTTTAAAATTTCAGGAATAATGGAACATCTTGCCATTAAATCTGTCATCAATACTGACACACCATTGGTTGTCTTAATTATTTTAGGTAAAGAATCAAAATATTGCATTTTAATATCCTTGTTCCACTTTTTGCTGTGTAATCAGTTCGAGTTCTCTAAAATCAATCGTTAATGTTGTTTGCACTGGTGCACCATCGGTATGTGCGGAAAATCCTTGTGGTGCATAATCCACATTGATGTTTATAATAACACTTTCGGCTACTTGACTAATCTTTTTGTTGATTTGGCCATTAAACCTAAAAGTTGGTGTAAATGTTGATGGTGGTACAAAAAACATACCACCACCTGATCCTTCGACAAGTCTTGGAGCTGCATGAGTTTTGAACATCTTTATGATAGATGCAACGGTTTCGGCCTCTTGCTTTGAATATGGAGTAAAAGTGAAAGCCAATTGATATGTTCTAAAATCTATACCATCAAACAAAACTTGTTGATTTGGATTAAGTGCATATCCAGATCCTTTTAATAAAAGTCGAGCTGCAGGATTGTTTAATGCTTGAGTTACGGCTGAAACAACACCACCAACTAATGGAACACTACTTGCAGCCGTTAATAAATCTGTTTGGCCATAACTAGCTGCATAAGTAAAATTTAGTGTGTCTGGCATATACAAAGAAATCGATTTGGTGCTTGTCTTTGTACGATTGCTGAGAACCAAATTTAACTCTTTTGTGAAACTACCATCCTCAAGTTTTCCAAATGTACTTTTAAGGGCACCTGCACTGCGATCAGCAACTCCTTGCGCAACTCCTTGCATTCCACCACTTTCATATAATTCATTTACTTCTTCTCTTGTTTTTTTTATACCATCAGCTGCTTTATCAAAACCTTTTATGGTTTGATTTTTAAGATCCACATATTTTATAGGATCAATCTCGTTAATCGCAAAATTAACCACATGACCTCTGGTAGCCGATTGCAAATCTCTTGGATATTGTAAATCTTGTCGACCAAATGGATTTTTATATAGCGAACCCAATGGTCCGTTGGTGACAACTCCTGGTATAGATACACCACCGATGGATGTTGGTATGGAAATGAGAGCCATTTAAAATCTCTTTTAATGTGTTGAATATATATTATTTATGGCTTATTCTGGACGATTTACACCTCGAAATCCTCAAAAATACATTGGGGATTATAAAAATATCATTTACCGCTCTTCATGGGAGTGTAAAATGATGGATTGGCTCGACAGAAATCCTAATATCATCTCTTGGGCTTCTGAAGAATTAATCATACCATACATCTCTCCTGTAGATGGCCGCTGGCACCGTTACTTTCCTGATTTTCTTGTAAAGATGAGAACCAAAGATGGTAAATTAAAAACCATGTTACTTGAAGTCAAGCCAAAGAAACAATCTCAGGCACCAGAACCACAAAAAAGAGTGACTAAACGATATATTAATGAAGTTGCAACTTGGGGTGTCAATCAATCTAAATGGAAAGCCGCAACAGAATACTGTCTAGACCGTGGTTGGGAGTTTCAAGTAATTACGGAAGACCATTTGGGACTGTAACTAAATAATCTAATGGCATATACATCCAAACTCACCACCTTAGCGAAACAAAAGACGGCAGCACAATTACAAACTGCCAGTCGTGATTCGTATCGTTGGTTAATGAAGAAGATTGGTGAATTAAACAATCCAACAAGCATCGCCTCGGTGATTGCTCGTGAAGATAGAGGTAACCGATTCATCAATGGTGGATTATACTATTTCTATTATGATCCAAAAGGTAAATCTGATTTACCATATTATGATCGTTTTCCTTTGGTATTGGTACTTGAGATATACAATGATGGTTTTCTAGGTCTGAACCTGCATTATTTGCCAATCCGTCAACGAATTGGTCTTTTGGATAATTTGATGGAATACGCTGACCTAGACAAAAACAAAGACATTCTGCGTATGCGTGTCACCTATGACATATTGAACGCCTCCAAGCGCTTTAAAGAGTTTAAACCGTGTCTTAAAAAGTATTTGTTCGGCCATGTTCAGTCAAAGATACTTGCCGTTCAGCCAAATGAGTGGGATATAGCGGCATTCTTGCCGATCCAGCAATTCAGAAAAGCCACCACATCAGAAGTGTGGCAAGATTCACTAGAACAAATAAGGAAATAAAATGGCAGGTAATATTAACGATTTTAAAGCCAGTTTTCAAAAAGATTTGGCCAGACCAAATAAGTTTGATGTAAATATTCCTGTGCCTTTGACTTTAATACCTTATGTTAAAAATGCAAAAAATTTAGTTTATCGTTGTGAAAATGCCAATTTACCTGGTAGAAATTTTGCAACTTTAGAACAAAAAATAGGATCCAATCCTGTTGAAAAATATCCATACTTGACAACATACAATGATTTAGATTTAACTTTTATGGTTGATGATGACATGAACCAAAAGGTGTTTTTTGATGCGTGGTTAAACTTTATTAATCCAACATATAACTATAACTTTAGATACAAAGGTGATTATTCAACGGCAATCACAATCAATCAGTATGATGTTACGAATCAGATTTCATATTCTATTAACTTGTATGATGCTTATCCTGTTTCTATAAATCAAATGGATTTGGATTGGTCATCAGATGGTTATCATAAATTGAATGTTACTTTTGCATATACCTACTGGACCAACAACTCATTACAAGCTTACGGTATGCAATTGGTTGATGCAGGACTCGGATTTTTTGCAGATACGATTGGTGGTTTAGGTGGTAATGCCATCGGTGGTTTAAGTCAAGCAGCTAATGCTTTACCAAATGCTTTAGGTGGTGCTGCACCGTTCAGAGATCCCGACCAACCTTTACCCGACAATTCTTCTGTCGAGTATGGTGAGTGGGAACAGTAAACAAAAGAAGATTTTAATTATTTTCTATTTAAATTTCTATATGTGGATGCACAAGACCGGCCACAACATATTCGATTTAAGTATTTTTGACTACTAAATTCAATATTACAAATTAAACAGTTTTTGTTTAATCTAGAACCATTATCAATATATCTTTGTTGGTGTAATTCTTTCGTTTTTTCTGACCAAACACAACTACCACCTAGTCGAGATTTGGACATTTTTAATTTTGATTCGGTTGAGTGATTTCTACCTTTCATTGAAGAAAATCTACCATTTTTATATTTTTTACCCAATAACGATTTTGAAATTTTTTGTTTATGCTCTTTCGACTTTGGTTTTTTACTTCCTATAGAACCATCACCACCATCAGTTTTATTTCTCAATATGCCTGTGCCGTTATCTATTCTACCATACCACCGAATCATTCTTCTTTCTATTGCCAAGGCACCAATTACAGTTAAATTGGCTTCCACGATGATTATTTTTGTTTCGTCTTTTGGTGGATAAACTTCACCTGCATATTTTGTCCAAGCTCTCTTTTTTGAACCTTTTCCAAAATAATATGGCGTAAAATCATCCCGGAGATAACAATAACAATAATAACCAGGTGGTTGATTTTTTGACGAATAAATAGACATGAGCTGGCATTCCTTTACAATGTTAGAGTATGTGCGGAGTGCAATCCGGCGACATACACTTATTTATATAATTTTAATAATGAGGAATAAAATGCTTCCAAAGTTAACCGTACCCACCTATGAAATTGTTTTACCTGTTTCTAAAACAAAAATAAAATTTAGACCGTTTCTAGTTAAAGAACAAAGAAACTTATTGATGGCAATTGAATCAAATGAATCGGCAACAATACAACAGAATGTAAAAGACATTCTTTATAACTGTACCTTGACAGAAGGTATTGATATTGAGAAGTTGCCTATCATTGATGTAGAATTTTACTTTATCAATCTTCGTGCCAAATCGGTGGGTGAGATTGTTGAATCGAAATACAAGTGTAATAATATTGTTGGTGATAAAGAATGTGGTAATATTATGGAGACTGAAGTTGATTTACAGAACATTGTTGTGCAGACAAATGATTCTGTTTCTCCAGAGATTCAACTGACACCACAGATTACAATTAAGTTAAAGTATCCAGAATTTGGTATCGTGCAAGATTCATTAAAGTATGATTCTATTGCAGAAACCACATTCAATATGATTGCTGAAAGCATCGAATACATTTATGATGGTGAACAATTCTATTATGGTACAGAAGCAGAACCAGGTGAAATGTTGGAATTTGTGGAAGGTATGAACCAAGAACAATTTTCAAAGGTCGAAAACTTCTTTAATAATCTACCAAAACTGAAAAAAGAAATTGAGATTGATTGTAGTAAATGTGGTTATCATCATAAAATTGAAGTAGAAGGACTTGAAAGTTTTTTCGGTTAATATTTCGTCATGACAATTTAAAGAATTACTATAAGACTAACTTTTCTTTGATGCAGCACCATAAATATAGTCTATCTGAACTTGAGAATATGATGCCTTGGGAAAGGGACATTTACGTTTCCATGTTGATTGCGTATATTGAAGAAGAAAATGCTAAAATACGAGAAAGACAAAAAAATAGTAAATGAATTATCAACAGGCTGCAGATACTCGCAAAAAGAGTTTATTTTCCACAATCACAGATAAGTTGGTTGCTGGTCAAGGCATTGGATCGTCTGTTGGTGGTGCCATATCTGAAAAAACTCAAGCAACAGTCAAAGGATTCAAAGAAAAGTTTGACATACTCAATATAGCTAAGACATTAACAGGTGGCAGTAATTTTGCTCCTGCATTATTAGGTAAAGTATTAGGTCGTAAGAAAGAAGATATTGCCTATTTTGCCGGTGCCAAGAATAAGAAGATTGGTGGTCTCAGTTCGACAAAAACAAATGAAATGGCAGTTGAAGTTCTTGGTTTAATATATCGTGAAATGTTAAGAACTGAAGAGCAAAGAAAAATCGATTTTTCTGATGCTGAAGAAGAAAAGAATAAAGAATTAAAAGCGGAAGATACCAGAAATAAACAGATCATTGCAGCATTAACTGGTAGAAAAAGACCAACCAAAAAGGTTAAGGTCGAGAAAAAGAAAAAAGAAGCAAAAGAGGAAAAACCAAAAGCAGAAGCTCCTGTTATTCCAATTGGTAAAAAAGGTGTCGAAACAATTTCAAAATTGTCTCCTTTTAAAACTATACAGAAAGCAATAACAACAGTTGTGACACCATCAAGAGTTGCTGGTGGTGCCATTTTAGGTGGCGCTGCGGTAATGGGTGTATCAAATTTAGCACAAGCAATCGGCGCAGCAGAAGCTGGTGGTAGTTACGATGTTGCTTTTGGAGATAGAGAAAATCCAAAAACAGGTAAAATAACCAATACCATGAATTTACCTACAGCTGAGGAATTTGCAGGTAAAAAATTATCTGAAATGACTTTAGAAGAAGTTCAGAAATTTCAAAAAGCAAGAAATGCACAAAAAAAGAATACAGGTGCAGTAGGCAAATACCAATTTGTTGGTAACACATTATTTGGTAGTAAAGACAGACCGGGTTTGGTGCAAAGATTAGGTTTAAGTATGGACACCAAATTTACACCACAAGTGCAGGATCAATTAAATCAAGTGCTATTTGAGGATAATGTTTCTATTTTAAAAAAGAATGGAGTACCTTTAACTCCAGGCAATTTGTATATGGCACATTACATTGGTGCTGGAGGTGCAGCTGCGGTATATCGATCTGCTCAAAAAGGTGAAGATGTTACTGTTGCTCAGGCTTTAGTTAATGCAAATTTGCCTGATCCTTCAATTCAAAATAAAGAACTGACACAGATAAAAGCAAAAGACTTTGAAGTTGTGCTACAAACAAGATTAGAAAAGAAAGGACTTAAAGTTAGTCCTGAACCATCTATACCAGTCAAAGGTACAGAAATAGATATAGCTTCAAAAGTCAATAAAGATGCCAAAGCTCAAGCCGATGCTTCAGCTGTGCAACAAAAAAATGTAAGTACTACAAATACCACTAATGTATCTTCTTCAAATCAATATACTCAAAGTGCAGAAAAGGAAGATGATAGAAGTGCATATGATAAAAAGGTTAAACAACGATGAATAAAATGTCATATCAAGATGCCGCAAAAACGAGAAAGAAGTCGTTCATATCAATGATTACGGAGAAATTGGTTGAAGGCAATAGTATTGGTTCATCAATAAAAGCCACCGTTTCTGAAAAATCTGCAGCACGAGCAAAAGGATTTAAAGAAAAAATAGATCCAATGAACATCATTAAGTTTATGACTGGTGGATCTAAATTTGCCGCAGCTTTGTATGGTAGTGCTAGAGGTAGAAGTAAAGAGGATATGAAATACTTTGCTGGTGCGCCACGGTCAGCAAAGGAAGTGGGTGCATCATCAACTCGAATCGATTCATTAGAAACTGGTAATGAGATGGTATCTTTATTGATGAAGATTTATGAGTTTATGCGTACCACAAATGAAGAAGATAAAACAAGAAAAGAAAAAGAAGCCAATTTCAAAGAAGAAATGGAATATGAAAGAGGCCTAAGACACAAAGCTTTACTAGAAGCATTGTCTGGTTTAAAACCAGGTAAAACTGTTACTGCAACCAAAGAAACTGATGATGGCGGCTTTGGTGGTATTTTTGCAGGATTAATTTCTTTTGTTAAAGGACTAATTGATACCGCAATATCTGGTGTAATGGCAATTATTGGGGGTATTAAAGATACGCTACTAGGTTTATTAACAATATTAGGACCTCTGAAGGATTTGGGAATAAACGTTATAACTCGTTTTGCGGGATTTCTCACAAGCCCTGTTGGTGCGGCACTTATACTTTCTTATGGTGCCATGAAATTTATGGAATTTTTAAGAGAGATGGCATTACAAAGCTTTAAAGCCGATCCAGAAGGTTCAAAAAATGTTCCTTTAGTTAGAGCTGAACGTGAAGGTACAACCAAAGGTGTTGCTGGCCAAAGAAATCGGAGAGAATCAGTTAAACTATTTAGAGCATCAGAAATAAAAGATGCCTTAAATGCAAAGCCAGCATTTACAGATGAAGAATTGGTTGAAATTTATGGAAAACCAAGAGCCGAGTTACAATCTTTTGTAGATAACAATCCAAATGGCGTTCTTAAGCGATTTGATATACCTATTGCAACTCCTACTTCACAAGCAGAAGCACAAGATTTGGAGAATGGTGCCAGTCAGCAACCTATGCCAGCACCTATGGTACCTGTAAATCAACAACCAATGCCAGCGCCTATGGTACCTGCAAGTAATGTTTTGAATGAAAAAACAAAAGAAATGAATGATGTCAATTTACCTGCACCAGCACCAGTTATGACATCTCAAACAACCAATACAACCAATGTCATCGGTGATAAAAAAATTGCACCGACAGGTCCTTTACCTTCAGTAAGAAATCAAGAACCTACTTTTGCCAATATGATATTATATAGCACGAGGGTTGTATAATAACCAATAAAAAACCCCGCCGTAGCGGGGTCTAAACCAAGGGGTTAAGGTTTAATCTTCTTCAGCTAACTTGGCAAAATATGCCATGTCATCTTCATCTTCACCAAGACTAGG